TTGGTTCAAGTATAATAAGAAAGTCAATGTCACATACGATTCTTTTTTGAAACGTAAAGACAAAATCTTTTTTGCTAAACTTGGCAATCGTAAAGATGCTTACTTAGAAGAGTTTTTAGTTTCTAACTTTCTGCACGACACAAAAATGTGGGTCGGTGAACTTCTGTCTGAAGAGTGTGAAGAACGCTACAAAGAATGGAAACGTAGGCAAGAATCTTTGACGTATGTATTTAAGAATGAGATGGATTTTATCTCTGGTTGGTCCGCCAACGAACTGAATGAATTTTTTAATGCTAAAGGTGGAGATCATCCACCAATCATAAAGAAATACTTAAGAAAAGAAATCAGTCTGGAGACATTGGCAATACTTAATTCGCTATTGCAATTTGTCAAAAGGTATGATATAATGATACATGATCCAATCTACAAAGAGGTAAGCAAGTTATGCAAAAAGTACCAGCCCTTTTTAAATTACGATACGGCACGGATGAAAAAGTCACTAAGAGAGTTAGTAGTGACGTAGTGGCAATAATGCGTAAACCATCAAAGGTTTGCCGTCTATTGACACAAAAAGAGAATTGTGATAGACTATATACTATAGTAGATTATGATAAAAGTGGACAAGCAAAACATACATTTAATACTTAACATACAAGGAAATACTAATATGGCATCAGCATCATTCGCAGATTTGAAAAAGTCACGCACCAAAGATTTGGAAAAACTCACAGACGCAGTTTCCAAACTCACCAATAAAGAAGAGGGTAAGAAGTCTTATGAAGACCTCCGCTTCTGGAAACCCACAGTAGACAAAGCAGGTAACGGTTTCGCAACAATCCGTTTTCTTCCCGCACCCTCAGGCGAAGATGTACCTTGGGTTCAAGTTTTCAATCATTCATTCCAAGGTCCTGGTGGATGGTACATTGAAAATTCGTTGACTACACTCAACAAGAAAGACCCTGTGTCTGAACACAATAGCATCCTTTGGAACTCTGGTTCTGATGCTAACAAAGATATTGCACGTAAGCAAAAGCGTAAGTTGCAGTATATCGCAAACGTTTATATTGTCAAGGATCCTGCAAACCCTGACAATGACGGAACAGTTAAATTGTTCAAATTCGGTAAGAAGATTTTTGACAAGTTGAATGACTTGATGAATCCTGAGTTTGAAGATGAAACTCCTGTCAACCCATTCGACCTTTGGGAAGGTGCGAACTTCAAGTTGAAGATTCGTAAAGTTGAAGGTTATCAGAACTATGATAAGTCTGAGTTTGAATCACCAGCACCTTTGTCTGGCGATGAAGATGACTTAGAACGTATCTGGAAGCAAGAGTTTAGCTTGTCTGAATTCTTGAGTGAGAAGAACTTTAAGTCTTATGATGAATTGAAAGCACGTTTGAATAAAGTGCTTGGGCTTGAAGATGGTTCTGCTGGAGACAATTATTACTCCACTAAACCTAACGTAACATCCTCAGCTAAACCTGAGACACCAACTAAGCCAAAGACTACAGTTGCTACTGCTTCACTTGATGAAGATGAAGATTTGAGTTACTTTGAGAAACTCGCTGAAGATTAATATTTCGTAATCTCCTTTGTGACTTTGGGGAAGCAGTAACATGCTTCCCCTTTTTTTATGCAGGCAATGCAGTATTCACACTAGCATCTCTAATAGCGTTTCTAGATTTGCTTAAAAGACTTGTGTAATATGTATTAACAGATTGATTGTTTGTCTGACTGTTATCTGCATTAGTGACAACATTCACGTTACCAGTTGTTCCTGTTCCTGTAGTGGTTGTTGCAACAGTTGTACCACCAGTAATAGTTCCTGAGGTTGTTACCAATGTTGGAGTTGCAATGTCTGCTAAGTCAATACCGCCACTTTTGTTTTTATCGTATATTACATTACCATTTTTATCAATCATTAATGCATCAGGTGTGTACACTTTTTGTTTGATTTTATACGTATATCCATTTTCATCAGTAGCATCTACCATTTTTTCTGTAAATGGTGCTTCAACATACTTGCCTTCTTTCATACTATAAATCATTGGAGGCGTTGAACTGGATTCATCTGATGTTGCGGCTTGCGGCGCATTTGCTCGACCAGCCATAATAATTGCATCTTGTGCGGGAGTAGCACCAAACACGCCTTGCTCTTTTGTAACATCAATTTTATTAGTACCAGTACTCAATTCTTTAAGTAGACCTTTTGATACTGTGGCATAAGATTTGCTATTCAGAAGTTTGGATGCCTTATCAATAGCGACTGTATCAGCGGCATATGCTTCTTTAAATGTATCTGTAATAAGTTTAACAATTGCTGAAGCAGATTTACCCGCAGAAAATGTCTTATCTGCTTTGCCCAATGCTATTGCCTTCCAATCAGCGGATGTTGGATCACCTTTTCTCAAACTGTAGAAAATACCATCTGGACCATTCATCGAACACATAATAAAATCAAAAGGTGGCGGCTTTTTAGTTTCAACTTCGGCCGCTTTCGTTGCATTAAATCCAACTCTGAGTAAACTATCACAAAGGTCAAAAAATTCTTTAGGTGGATTATCTTTCGGCGCTTGTAAATCTACAATTGAGGCAATATTATTATTGCCGCTGACACGAATAATACGCCAAACAGTTGGATTAGGCACGTAACCACCGCCACCGCCACCAAATAAACCACCAACAATTCCACCCAGAAACCCACCAATAACTCCTCCAATACCAGGAAGAATCATATTACCAATGAATTGACCAGCGTATACGCCAGCGGCTGTAAATGCCGCACCTTTTATGTCACCTTGTGCTAATTTTATAATAGCACCTGCATACGGCAATGCATCCATGAAGTTAAATCCGTCAAGGAATGAAGTTGCTGATGCGCCCGTACCGCCAGCATTTGCTGTCATGGCTCGACCTAATTCTAAGTCGGCCATTGTTGCGGCATCATATCCACCAGCCCATGTTGGTGCATATGTTCCATAAATATTCTTAATTGTGTCTCCAGCACCAGAGAATGCGCCAGTAATGCTTTTACCCATTTCTGTGCCAGCAAGCATGTCGAATGCTTTACCTCCAACAAAACTTAATCCTTTGCTAACTGCAAAAGATGCAAGCATAGACATGTATGGATTTTTAATACCCATCGATTGAACAATAGCAGAAGTGGCAGCCGACTTTCCTAAGTCAAGAGCCATATTACCAACTTCAGCAAGAGGTCCACCTCCGCTAAAGAATCCTCCGCTACCACCTCCACCACCAATAGATACGTTTGTTCCGCTACCAGTTGTTGCTCTAGATGCAAGAAGTCTATTAGTTAATATCTGTTGTTCATATTGCGATTCACTAACCATTTTCTGTGCAATGGCTCTTTCTTCACTACCTTTTTCTGCATCTAAAAATCTTTGTTTTGAATCTATCTCAGATTGTTTTGCAACATTAAGTTGTTCTGCAATAGTTTTTGTTTGTTCAGGCATGTTATCTTTAAGAACAACCATGCCATCTTTATTCAATTGCATATAAGGATTGTTTTGTGCGGCCGCTTGCAATGTTCCTGCTGAAGGCATTCCTGTCGGTGAACCACCAACTTGACCATTGTATCCGCCATACATTCCCATGGTTCTCATTCGTGGATCCATGTTATTCATACTGAGTGGAGTAGTTCCCATTGCACTATCAATAGGTCCCATCATAGATGATCCTAATACATTGGCCATGTAATTAATACCATCTTGTGGTGATGCAAATCCATATTTTGCAAAGATAGTCTCTGGACCTAATGCAACTTGTCCGCCACTCACACCATAGATAATTTGTTCAAGCGCAGTTAATTTGCCTTGTTGTGTTCCTTTAGCAAGATTACCTAAAATCTGTCCACCAAGAACATTAGCGGCATTATCATTCATTCCGGCACCCATCGAACCAAAGATGCCTTTTGCTACAGCCCTAGCACCAACTTCCATATAACCTGTTGCGGCTTTACTGAAGATTTGTCCAAACGCAGGACCATATTGTTTGCCAAATACAGACGTTCCGAGTTTAGTGAGTTGTGGTGTTAAAC